CGAACCTGCGTCGGGCTGAGATCGACCACGCCCTCGACGTGCGCGGCAAGGCGATTCATCAGCTGCGAAGCCTGGATCTTCGCGCGCCAATTTTCATCGAGCGTTATTCTACGCTTTCGAGCGGGCATCGCTTTGAATTGGTTGCCACTTTCGAACATACTTGACGCAGCCGCCAAGCGGGTTTGCCAGACGGAACGCCCCCAAATCATGCCCCGCGCCGCGCCATGCGTCAACCGCACATCGCCCTGCGGCCCCGGAGTGGCGCCAAGCCTTGGCCGAGGCCTACCGCCGCCTGCCGAAACACCTCCAACCCAAAACCGCCTAGGATCGCTCAGGAAGAGCGGAAGCGGAAGAAGTGGGTCGCGCTGACTCCCGAACCCCTTCCGGCGTTCCTGCGCCATCCTCGGCGCTTCTGGAGGCATCCGAGGCGAACCGCGACCGGAACTTCGCCATCGCGGCGTCGAATTCGGCCTTCTGCGCGTCGGTCATGGCCGAGTACTTGCCCGAGGGCCTAAACCCCTCGACCGGCAGGGCCACCGCCCGGCGCAGCTGGTGCCGCAGCGCCTTCGCCTGCGCGACCTCGGCCTCGAGGTGCTCGACCAGATCGGCGTAGCTCGGAAACCACCGGAACTTGCGCGCCGCTGCGTCGAGGCTCGACCGCGTGAACGCGCTGGCCGGGAATTCCAGCATCGCCGCGTAGGCCCGAACCTTCGCCAACCCGTCAGCCTCGCCCGGCCTCGTCGCCGTCAACGTGCCGAGCGCCGTCACGAACCGCTCGGCCAGCGCCTGCGGCGCGGGCTGCAGCGCGGCCTCGGCGGCGACCAGCGCGCGCTCAGCCTCGGTCTTCTGCGTCCAGGAAATCGACAACGGAGCGCCCGGCTGCTCGGTCTGCATCCTCCCGAGCAAGGCGCTCAGCGTGAACGATAAACCCGTTGCGTTCGGTGCGAGATCCTGTGCCATTGCCCTGCTTCCTTTCGCTGCTGCGGCGCACCCAGTTCCTCCAGGTCGCGCTCCAATTGACCTTCCGCCCGTCCGCGCCGGGCTTGCTGTGCCAGTAGTCGCGGAACGACGCCGCCTCGCGCTCGACCGCGACGCCGAGGGCGCCGGCGAAGGCGCGATCCTCGTCCGATGGCAACCAATCGTCGGGCAGGCGGGTTCCTCGGTCGGCGCGCTCTGCGCGCTTCCCCCCTGCACCCCCCAGAACAGACTTATCCGGTTCTGTTCTTTCATGGGTATTGGGTAATGGGTCATGGGTAATGGGTGGTTGAACGTCCGTTGAACGGGCGTTGAACCGCCGTTGCGCGGACATCTTCCCGGCCCTAGAGGCTTGTTCCTGCTTGCTTTTGCATCGCACAATTTCCTCGTCAGCGCGCCGATTGACCCATCCCAAGCCCTCAACCAGCTCGAAAAACTCGCCCAGAACCGTCGCCACCTCGGCTTCGTGTTCTCGCATGTTGATAGCCCGTGCAACGTCCGCTGAACGGACGTTCAACGGTCGTTCGTTCATGTAGTAGAGGTCGAGCAACCGCCGATAGGCGAGATCTTCCATCAGCGTCAGGTGACGCGTATGGCTGGCGTAATCGCCAATGTGGAAAGAATAGAAGCGCATCACGCTTCATCCCGCGCCTGCTTCAGCAGCTCGCGGATCTTCAACTTGTTGCGGTCGTTGTACCGCTTCACGCAAGCGGTGCAAGACGCGCTGGTCGTGTAGCGCTGCGTGTTTCCGCAAATCTGGCAGGGCTTGCCAAAGTACTTGCCCTCGCCGCGCTTCGCTGCGTCAATCCTGGCCGTGTCCATGATCCAAATCCTTTGGTTAGGGTTCGGCTAGACTAAGCAAACCAAAATCACGCGTCAAGTTTGGCGGAGCGGCGGGTGCGGACCATCGCAGAAACGCACGGCCGGGGCTGCGTTGACGGGCGAACCCGCTGGTCAGCTTGCGGAGCTCCGCCGCCCGCCGGCGACGGCAAGGGAGGGCCCGGCCGCAATCACTATAAGCCCAGGTCGAGCTGAACGCCCAGCCGATCGGCGTAGAGCGTCACCGCCTGCAGCCGCTCCTGCTCCCGCGCCCGCTTGCGCTCGTCGCGCCACAGCTGCACGACGCGCAGCAGCGCCTCCGGGTCGTAGCCCGCCGACTTGATCTCGACCTTTAGTTCCTTGAGGTCGTCGCGCACCTCGTTGGCGGCGTCGATCAGGCGGGTCAGGCGCTCGGCGTAGCGGGTCAGGTCGTCATTCTGCATGGCGTCGCTCATGTGCGTTGATTTCCTCCTTGGTCTTGATCATGACCTGGGCCGGCTCAAGGAGCGTCGCGACCCATATCCCGCGAACCAAATCATATCGGGCGGCGTCTTGATCGCTTTGAAACCAATCGTCTGGAACCGTGTCTATCCTTGTGACCCGTGGATTCAAGAGCGTTGCCACTTTGATCGCTCCAGCCATGTCAACGCATGACGCGTTACCGAGAGTGATTTTTATCCAGTACGGGTTTACGACGTAAATGTTCCTCCAAAAGCATTGAAGATCGTCGTTCCAAATCGCTCCGCTATCGTCCTTGGTCATCGGTCATCTCCTCCAGAAGGATCTCGGCCCGTGGATTGTCCCAGTCGAGGTGATGGTACAGGTGCATCTCGCGCACCGCGCGGTCGTTGCGGTAAATCTTGCCTTGCAACGCGTCGAGGATCAGCGACGGGTCGAGGTCCGGTCGCCGCGAGGCGTAGTAGATGTGCGCCGTCATGCGGATCGGCGCGAGCAGCTGGTCTTGCGCTGGCAGTTCCGGCACCTGCCTTGAGACCGCTTCGATGTACGCGAGCCCCTTCTCCGACTTGATGACCCGCAGCTTCGACCCAAACCGCACGATTCGGCGGCTGTTGGACTTGCTGGCGGGCTCGCCCAGGATCACGCCGCGCCACGTTTTCACGGCGACCTTCCTTCCGAACTCCGATTTTCCGCCAGCATCGCCCCGCTCGACCCGGTCATGCTGCGCTCTTGCAGCGGCGGTGTCCATCGCAGCAGGCGCTGCGGCCGGATGAGGTGCGCCGGGATGTCCTCGTACCTGCGGCCGCGCATCAGCTTCGGCCAGAGCCTCTCCGCTCGCGCGACGCAGGCCTCGGGATCGGTCGAGCGCGTCTCTGGCTCAGCGATGTCCTCGAAGTCCGCGATGGTCGGCGCGATCGGAGCCACCGTGCGCCCGAGCGCGAGCGCCTGCCGGCCCGCTTCGGTCAGCCGAACGCGCGTCTTGCCGACCTCGATCAGACCTCGCCGCCGCAGGCTGTGGACGCCGCTATGCAGCCGCACCCGATGCGTGATCTGCGCGCTCCACGCGAGCCATGCGTCGATCGGCGCCTCGCCGCCAGCCGCGTCGAGGTACTCGACCACAAGCCGGGTGTAGCCGTTGCTCACGGCGGCCTTGAAGCGCGAACCGCGATGCACCTTCTTCGCGGGCGTGAACCAGTAGGTCCAGCCGCACTCGGGCGGCTTGCGCGGAGCGTAATCGCTATCGACCAGTTCGCGGCGCTTGAGGTGCGCGAGCGCCATCAGCACCAAGCCCCTGTCCATGCCAGCCAGCACTTCGCACAGCCGTTGCGTCGAGGCGCGCCCGCCCTCGGCCCGCAGCGCGTTGGACACGCGCTCGATTGCGGTGTCGCGCTTCATCGCCGGGCCTCGCGGCGCGTCGCGGCGACCGGATCGAACGCAAGCCGCTTGGCGCGCGCGATGCGGAAGGCCTCAAGTTGCCGGGCCGCAGGCAGCCGCTGACGGCGCTTCCAGTTGGAGATGGCCTGCGGCGTCGTGGAGAACGCGCGGGCGGTGGCGTAGGTGCCGCCGAGAGCGGCGATGAACTGGGTCAAGGTCATCCGCGACGGCTACTACACGCGCGGTGTAGAGGTCAAGCACACAATTTCGCGGAAAGCGCTTGCAGCCGGTCACCGATGGTGTATGTTTCGCCTTGTCCGGGTGGTGCCGGGCAGCAACCAGGAGGGACAGACAATGCCGATAATGACCTACCGCAACGACGACGAGCGCGGCGAGACCTTCATCCGCAGCGCCGACTTCGTCGAGAGCGCCGACGACGCGCTGCGCGCGATCGAGTGCGCGAAGATCCGCGCCGAGCGCG